TTTACTAAACCCATTACCTCGCTCTACAAACTTTTTATTAAATACAGGGCATTTATGTGGAGCTATACTTTTTATATATGTAGCTAACTCTGCAACATTTTTAAATCCTAGTGGAATACCTTTATTTTTAGCCGAGTAAAAAATTCCAGCTGCCCGTTTATACCAAATGCTACTGGCGGGCACCCATACTCCACCATTTATATCTGCGCTTTTTTTAGCCCTAGGGTTTTTATTACCTTTATAGTCCCTATTCTTAGCTAGGTTTGGTCTATTCTCCTCCCTAAAACAACCGCATGAAGTAGAATGTCCAGTAGTTAAATTTATTCCCGATACCTGCCTAACTGAACCGCAATCGCAAACACACTCCCACATTGTTTGATACGACCTAGGAGCTATATCAGTTACCATCCATCTACCAAACCTTTTACCTATTAAGTCTAATCTTTTCATGTATTACTCCATAGAATACTATGTATTATACACTACTTCCATGTTACCTCGTAGGTGGGGGTAGTGGGAGGAGGACAATATCTTTAACTTCCCCGCTTGGGCTAAGCACAATCACTTGTGAGAATACATCTAATGCAAGCCCCAACACAAACACCACAAAGAAAAAACCTAGCATCCATTTAATCATTTTTCTTTCTCCGTTTGACTGCAGTTATCCCAACTTCTTCTTTAGGCTTGCGTGCTTCAAGCATCATGTCGGCTATTTCCCATATTGCTTTTGGGTTTATTTCGCCCTTTATTGCAAACCCAACTGTTAACATCATAGCAAAACAATCTCTCAGGTCTTGTTCGTTCATAGTCCATCCAACCCATCATGCCATGTCCAACCAAACGCAAGTCTATGGGTGAACCTATGCCACCAACTAGGTCGCACTTCGGCTGGCTGTTTCATAACCCCGTTCATGTTCCAATAGCCTATAAACTTAGGCACATAAAACTCTCGGTACTTAGCACCCGATGCGCCATGAATAATCTCATCGCTCATTTCTTTTTCTCCTTTTTATGTAGCTCCATTAGCTCTCCGCTTAAGCGTGTTAGTTTTTCCTCATACACTTCAAGCATCTCAACTACTGCCCATAGAGCCCCGCTATCAGGGTCACCACAATTTCGTTCGGCTAAAACCTCAACTACATCTTTAATACCGCTTAGCTTGTAGCTGAGTGTCTCAATCGAACAGCTAACTTCCCACAAACCACTCATTTTGGTACCTCATCGCAACGCTCAATCAGTGCCGCATACCCACATACATCTACTAAGTTATCACGATGGCTAGGGTCATTGGCAAAGCGGGCTACCTTGACAAGCATCATCATAGCGGCAACATCTTTAGCAGTAACGACAAAGTTTCCATCGTCCATGTTGTTCATGTAGGCTGTCCACATACTAGCAATAGTCTTAAGGTTCTTAGCAGGGTGTCCGTAAGTCTTTTCCCTATCACCATAGACAATGATTTGCGCTTCTTCAAGCACAGATGTCTTGGGTTTCATAGACTTAAGTTTCTTAGGTTTAGCAGTGGGCTCATATCTTAATTCTTCAATGTCTATACCACCTACTGTTACACCTACGGCTGTTGGTTCTACGTTTACTGTTGTGCTTCCGTCTTCCTCGGCTACTTGTGTCCAGCTCATTTTAATTCTCCTGTTGTTAATAACATATCAAATATTGCCCCTTGTGTAGGCAATCCAACTTCTAATAGCAACTGCAAGTTTTCTAACCCGCTTTCGTTTACTACTATTCCTACCCCGCCAGCACCCATTATGTCTACTAGGTTCTTATCTTGTAATGCCGTAGGTTTACCTTTACCCGCTTTAGCTTCGATGCCTACAAATCTACCCTTAATGCACGCTACAAAATCAGGCACGCCACTACTACCAAACCCGCTTGTAACAGGTGTAAAATAATACGCCCCATGTTTCTTAAGAAGAGCTTTAATATCCTTCTTAACCTTAACTTCAGGCTTTGTTGCCATATATCTCTCCTATTTCAGGGGTTTCCATTAAGTAAAAAATAGAGTCAGTTATTTTCTTACCAACTCCCTCAACTGTTACGCCTTGGTCTACAATCATTAGTACGGACAAAGAATCTTGTATCCATAGGGGCAGATTCTCCTGCTTAAAAACATCCCTTATTTTACCCGTACTACTTGGCAGTGTAAAGTCATTTAACTCAACTGTCCCATCACTATTCACCAGCACCCGCCATACATTCTGTAAGGGTAGATTGAACTGTTCCTCAATCATCCGCAAGACCCCTTCCACAATGCCTGTTGGGGAATCCTCTTTAAACAGCGCGTTATCCACTGCTGTCCAATCCCATCTAGGGCTTTCGCTATTAAACCCATAGTTATATAGCTGCCCAAATGTTGTTCCCATTACTTCTCCTCATAGTAGTACCCAGTAGATACCTGTGTCTTGCTTCATCCCAACATCCTCAACGAACTGGCCCTTGTCTGTAACATCTAATACAAACAACTTTCCACGTAGTTCCTCAGGTAACTCGGCTGTATTGTTAACTTGGTTTACTACCTTATCAATCTCGTACACTACACTGTTAGGTCTTAACCATATCATACACTTCTTGGGCTGATAATTGTAATACTTTTCTAGTTCTTCTTTGTTCTCAACCGCATAGCTAATTGCTTGCGCCATTTTAGAAGTGGTGGGGGTATACCCTATGTTGCGCATATGTAACAACTCCAAAAAGACATCCGCAAAATTCATTTTCATAGCCCCATCTGCCTTAACAACAACGGCTCTACTGCGCTGAATAATAGCTCTTTCTATTTCCCCTACATTTTCAGTTACAACTTCTTCGTAACTTAAAGGCTTTAATGCTTTTGCCGCCTCTTTAATGATGTTCTTTATATGCTTAGAGAACTTAGATTGGTGTTGACTGAAATTCCATCGCCCGTATTTCTCGTTGGCAATCAAGCGACTGCGCACCCAATACTTTTCATCGGTGTCGTAACCAATACTACCAATGGGTTTATCAGGGTCATTAACATCAGCGACAATCATAGATGTTTTTACTTCAATCCTATTCGATGGAGTAGCATCATCAAAAAAGCTAGTCTTGTTACCGCCTACTGTAAACGCTAGCATAGGGTTTTTTATTTTAATAGCGTTCATTAAGTCAAGCGTTTGTTTAGCTACATTAACTCCTAGATAGTCTTGGTATTCAATCATTTTCATCCCCACGTTTCTTCGATATATTGTCATTTGGTTTAATCTCTTTCATCTCAGGCTGAGGCATCTTAGTTTTCCTACCAAAGATAGCCTCCCAGTTATTGTCAAACTTCTCAATAGTTACACTTAACGGGCGAGGTGCATCGCCTTTTCCTCCGTCACTCATCAGCATCTCCCGTCTATATCAAAGTCATCAGTAACTACTTCATCTTCACGACATGACTCGGTTACTATATACCCATCATTACCAGCAAAATCCTCTAGTGCTGGCAAGCAATACATATATAGTTCTTCACTAGCAAACTGCGCTACTACTTCAGAAGTCTTACCATTCTCAAAGTAAACAACAATTTTCATCATCTTCTCCTAGTGTGATGGGTTATCTAAATTAAAATCATCTAAGGTAAACAAGCTAACTACTTTAATCTCAGGCGGTAAATACATATCCGTCTGTAAGCGTTGCTCCTCATGCACATCCTTGTTGCTTTTATTAACTAAAGCAAACGCTACATTAGCTACTGTGATGCCTTCGGCATGAAGCCTGTGCATACACTTAGCCATAGAGTTACTGCTATTACACAAGTCATCAACTATGACTGCCATCTTGTCGTTGGGTATACCCTCAAACATATTTAGCAGTCCATACTCCTTGCGTTCTTTCCTAACAACAAACGCATTGATATCTATACCCATTACCTTAGCTACCATTGGTATGCTTGCAAGTAGTGGTGTTGCCGCAGTTTCTAACCCTGTAATCTGAAAGTTAAAAGCGGGGTCAAGGCGTTCCATTTTGTAGATAAACATCTGCCCTACATTGATTAGAAAGTCAGGGTTAAACAAACCCCTACGCAGATAGAACATCCATGAGTATGTTTCTCCTAACCTCTTGGCTGGCATAACTGTATCTCTAACAATGCACTTGTTATCTATATAGTCCCTCACCCACTCCCATCTAGCTTGATACTGCTCGTCTGTAATTCTATACATACATCCTCCTTATTTATCAATCCAACTACGATACGGGTCATACGACAACTCACCTAGTGGTACAGGCTCCACATCAAATGGCTGAGCTGCACGATAGGCTTGTCTTTGAATCATAGGAATCAAACCCTTTTCATTTACTGTGCTGACTCGTGTCGTGTAATCATACCGAGCTAACCTATCAGCATAGTGCGACACTGCTGTAAGCCATGACTCGGGAATTTCGTTAGGATTTTTAAGCGTTACAAAATCTTCCCAATGAGCATCTAACACGCTTCCATAACTATACTTAGGTTCAACTAGCGGGAGCATTACCTTGGCATAGTCGGTAAAGGTCTTGAGCTTTTCACGAATAGCTTTAGTCTTGGTTCGATTTAGCTTGTGCTTGACCTCACGAAATACATGGAGGGGTGTCCAGTATGTCCCGCCTTTAGGGCGATAGAAAGTAGTGTCTATCTTATCTACTCTGTAATAGTTACGACCTTCTTTGCCATCATCGACCCGTACATAGTTTGCACCCCTATGCTTAGTCATGCTTATACCTTCGGGCAAGTTGTAGTAGTAAAAATAAAAGATTGACGGGCTGGTGAATCCGTATTGAGCGTTGTGAATAATGATAGTTTCTACCTCGCCCTCTCGTTTAAGGGTAATGGCTCTACGCTCCTCATCTACTTTATTGCCCTCTAGTTTCTGCCTATCTCTCCAACCCCACTCAAAGCAGGTTAAGTAATACTCTGTGTCGCTAACCTTGACGATGCGCTCTTGTGCTCGGTTACGCTCACCAAGCGGTCTGACATTTAGCGTCTTACGCTTACCTATCAATGGCTTGATAGCCTCATACCTTTCTACCGCCTTACCAAAGTCTGTTATAACGCCGTTATAGCGTTGCACATCTTCGGGACTTCTTGCGTTCCAATTTCCGTAACTCATTTTGATTCCTTTCAGTTTGTATTCGATACAGTATCGATTAGTCTTCCATATGAATTGATTGACCTACACTCGGCACATCTTTGCAACCGCCTACGATGCACCACAACACAGGGCTAGTCCAATGTCCGCCCCAATCACCGCCTACATAACCATCTGTAAGCACAACC